TTCTCATAGAGAATAATGCAGTTGGAACAGTCTGAGCCTTATCTCTTATGAAGTAAATACTACCACCTTGTATAACAGGAAATGCTCTCACTGATTTACAAATTAATTGTAATGCTTCCCAAAATGTAATTTGGTTATCTATAACGCCATTAAATTCATCATTATAGGTAAAGCCTGAATTTCTAGTATCTAATTCAGTCTGTAATGCTTCAAGGCTTAATAAACTAAAGTGAGATTCACCGACTATTTCCTTACAAATATATGCTAGTATCCAAGCAGGAGCAGATGTACCTACTTTAGAAGCAGACCATCCTGTTGTGCTATTCCAAGTATTAAGTTTTCTTGTTACACTAACATTTATCCTTTTACTTGATGTAGATGAAAGGTTATTTGTAGCCCTCATTCTAACGGCTAATGTAGTCGCATTATCATAGCTTGTAACACCAGGATTATATGCTTTTAATGCAGTCCAAGTAACATCGTTACCATATCTGCTAGATGTTTGTTTAGTGCTAGTTCTTGTCCCACGTACTTCATAACGTCCAAGAGTTACTGATGTTCTGTATGTTCTTCTTATTGGGGTAGCATTGGCATCTCCAACAGTAGTATTGACTAACGTTGTCCAAGAACCAATAGGAGTACCAGAATCATCAATTTCTCTGTACTCAAATAAAACACTAACATTTACACCATCTAAACCACCTTCATCATTGGCATAAAATAAACCTTTAGGGAACACAATATCGACAGCTAAATAATTAACATCAGTTCCTGATGCATTTGCTGTAAATGGTCCAACATATTGGCTTTGTAATAATTCCTGTCCTGATACTTCAGAGCTTGTTTCAACGTTAGTTGGAAATAATGTTACATTATCTCCAGGCTCGTAGATTTCGTAATCGACTTCTTCAAAATTAGCAATCGCGGTATCTTCAATTTTTACATCATTAATAGTGTATTCACCTACACCGATTGCAAATAATTGATAAAGGTATTGTTCATTGCCATTGTATTCAGTATAAGGTGTAGCGGCAAAGTCTGGATAAATTCTATGAGTTCCAAATATTTCAGGAATAGCAGAACCAAGTCTTGCTACATTACCTTGTGCCTGTAGACTGTACACTGTAGAACCTTGTGTACTAGCCATAGCCTGAGTTGATGGCGGTTTTGGTGGCGGTATTAAAGCACCTATCAATGCCATTCCACCAATCATAATTGCCGCTTGAGTTAAACCATATGCTATAGCAGTGGCTGAACCTGCGGCGGCCGCGGCACCGCCAGGGACAAGATAACCTGCCATAGCAGGGGCAAAGGCAACTAACGCTATTGTAGCTATGATTTGTAATGGATTAGAGCCACCGTCACCGCCTTCTGGTAACGTTACAAATACTATGCTTTCAAAATTACCAATAGCTTTGGAATAATTCTCTTTTAATAATCCTTGATCACCATTTACTATACATACAGTTGGCCTAGTGAAAGTAAGTTTATTTCTGGCTAAGAAATCATCTACAGACATTTTCTCATCGGCAAAATAAACTTTTTTATCGTGCGGATTAAATGGATTAAGAGCGTGAACAATGTTCATAGTATTCTATGCGCCCCCATCCTGATAATTTTAGTCTACTTAATTCTGTGAAAACAACGCCAGCACCTTTTACACAATGTAAAACACCGCCATTGTCTACATCTAACCATACACCAACATGAGATGGGTATCTAGCATGAGCAAGCAGAACTGCACAACCGTCGTTAGGGACGTCAACTTTTCTCCAAACGTTAGTTGATTTACGTTCTTTTATTTTTCTTGCAACTTCTAACACATTAGTTGTATCGACATCGATAATAGGTAACTCTAAGTCGTAGAAATTCTTTTGAACAAACCGAAATAAGCCCCAGCAATCGAAACCTTCTAACGTATCTCCTCCTGATACGTAAGGCTTACCTATTAATTGTGTTGCAAAATGGCTCATCGCACTAATCCTGGAAAATTATCAGGTGTATAAATTTCTACTGGAAACAGCTTGTTTGATATATCGCCAAACGAAGCCGTAGCCGTTATCTTCAAAACATCTGCTTTAATAAACGTTATTACTAAATGCATTGGTGGGTCCATTTGTGGGCCATTTAAATAGCCGCTTCCATTAACATCAGAAGATAGAAATGGTCTATATGTAAGTTCTACCTGTTCGCTTGTTACAGCAGCAGCTTCAATTTGTTCTTGAATCTCTTGTGTTACATTATCAATCTTAATTTCCAATTCAGGCAAACCGCTATCTGTAACTTCAGGTAATTTTATTTCAAAAGTATACGGCGAAAAATTAACCAATTGACCACCATCTTCGGGTGCATCTGCTTCTAAATAACCCGACCATTGTCGGTTATCGTAAACAACTCTCAATGGTTGCGTAAATGCACTATGCCTAAATTCTAATGTATGCAATATTACAGTATCGGTTGGAGCTGAAGCATATGCTTCTTTTATTGCATCTGTTAAACTTGAATTAGGCATTTAATGGCCTCTCTTCAATTTCTAACTCAGCAGTTACATACCATAGATTATAACCGATATGCTTTGCCAACCATTTACCATTTTTAAATCTTGCCGTATAGTCTGTGCTTATACCTTGGCCATTTAATAGGCTAATGTTATCAAACCAATCATTGCCAAAGTTTAAATCTTCATCTAAGAATTTTTCAAATATTGCAAACTCAGAATCTTCAAATTGCCACTGAACCTTTACAGTAGAAGGAACCTGTGTAAATCTTCTTCTCTGCCTTGCAAATCCGCCTTCCATTTCAGTTCTGACAACAGAAGAATCTGGTGAAATAGAATATGGCATTCTTTCTGGCAAAGGTAACGTAGAAGGCCAATTAGCCATTATCTATAACTCCCAACAGCTCTATTTAAGCCATATGTGCCTTCTATTGCCTGAGATAATGGTCCATTACCCCTAGCAACATCGTTAGCAATTACATTACGAACTTCGTTTACGACTATATCGATAACAGTTGTACCATCACCGTTCTGCCTTTGTCCTACAACTTCTGCTTCAGCTCCAGAATTATTTTCAATATTGATATATACCTTTGCTCCCATTCCTTGAGCTTTCACACCTAAGTCGCCACTAGATGTTCTTTGTAGCGGCATTATAGCTTCCGTGCCAGCTTCTCCAGCAAGAGCTAAACCACCAGTTGCCATAGGGAATATAGTTGGCCTATCTATGAGCCCACCTTGAGCCATAGCAACTACACCATTATTAAAAGCCAAACCATGTTCACCTTTAGCATCTATGCCTAGCATTTTTCCAAAAGATGTTCCAGATAGCCCTGTAGATATTGCATTAAATATTGCCTGTTTAGCAATCATTGCGGCTATATCGGAAATTATACTACCAGCCATATCTTTAAACGAACGTTTGCCTTCAAATGCTAGGTTAACAAATCCATCGGTTAAACGTTTAACACCGCTTAACATAGTTGCACCAAAGGTTTCACCTTCTCTTTCCATAGATACTAATGCTTCGCCAGTATCGCCTATAGTGCCTGTTAAGTTTTCAAGTGCCCGAGCATGTAACTCTGCAGATATAACACCATTCATCATAGCTTCATCTAACACATAAACCTTATCAGGCAATGTATCCATTTCAGCTTGCATTTCTTTTAAACTTTTCAGGTAATCATCATATTTACCCTTAACAGGTTTTGCAGTAGGTTTATTTCCACCGCCTGCTTTATTAAGTTTTTCTAATTCTGTTGTAACTTTGGCAATCGCCTCGCCCTGCTTCTGTCTACCAATAATTTCTTCATTAATTTCAGTAGAAGTCATCTGTAGCAATTCAATCTGAGCTTTTTCAGATGCTTTTAATTCATCAAGCTCAGTTTTCATATCGTCAATAGACTCTCCAACTGTTTTAATTGAAGAGCCAAAATTTCTTATCTTTTCAGCTGAATTTTTTAAACTTGAAAAATCTTCATCGACAAAAGGAATATCTACACTTGCTAACGTTTCAAAAAGCTCTGCTATTTCTAATGTAAATGCACGGAAACCACTTAATAGGAAGGCTATCCCAACATTTGCAGTACCTTTCATTCCTGCAAACATTTTCTTAAAATGAAATTCTGCTTCAACCATACTTATTGCAAAATCTTCCATTAAGAATTGGCCAAATAATTGCATTTCTGTGACAATATCTGGAATAGAATTTACTGCTTCAGTCAAGCCTTGTACAAATTCTCTTATTGTAGGATTGAGCTGTTCTCCAAGAGATATTTGAACTTCTTCAATAGCAGAAGCTAAACGTTTCTTATCGCCTATTAAATTATCGGTGTTAACTCTTGCTTGTTCATACGCAACGGCAGTTCCTGCTACTCCTTCTTCTAACTTTTTAAGTAATGGAATTTCTTTCAGCAGAGCTTGAGCCGCATTAATAGTCTCGAGACCGAATAACTTTTTCATCTCGATTGCGTTTAATTCTCTTTCGTTGAGATTTTCTAAGGCTTCGGATAATCCTACAAGTGAAGGATTCAATCCATCATCGCCTGCTGTTTGTAACTTAAGTATGATATTACGAAGATTTGTACCGGCTTGTTCACCTTTTATAGCCGCCTTACCTAATACTTCTAACGCCGCTACTGTGGTTTCAAAACTAACGCCTGCACCGGATGCTGTCACACCTGCATATTTCATGGACGCGGCTAAATCGGTGATTTCAGATGCGCCTAATTTAGAACCTGCCGCTAATACATTGATATAGCGAGATGCTTCACTAGCATCTGCGCTGAATTGATTTAATGAACTTGTTAAGGCGTTAGCCGCTTCCGGTAAAGTAATACCAGCGGCTTCTGCCAATGTTACCGCTTCCTTGGTAACAGAAGCTAAAGCTTCTGCATTTTCAAGCAATTCAGGCTTGCCTGAAGCAATAAGTTTAAAAGCCTGCGCTGATTGGGTCGCCGATAAAGTAGTCGCCGCGCCTAACTCTCTTGCTTTGTTGGCTAGATAATCTAAATCCTTTCCTGTCGCACCTGTAATTGCAGATAAATTTGAAACCGCATTTTCAAACTCAGCCGCTTTATCGCTTGATCCTTTAAGGATAGCGCCAAACGATAAGCCTGTAATACCTACCATGGCGCCTTTTAATAAGCCAAATGATTGACTTAATTGTTTAGCAGAACTTTTAGAACGTTTAGCCGAATCATCTACGCCATCGAGCACACGACGAAGGGCGTTAGCCTCTTTTTCTGCGTCTTTACCATCAATAGTGATAGTAATTACACCGTCGTAAGAATCAGATGTCATAGTGTTTCCTTTAATCTTTCGATTTTAGTTATAACGAGAATAAACTCATCTAACGAACCTATACGTCCTACGTTTTGCCAATACGTCACAATATCTGTTAGTGTTATACCGTTCTTACCAAACATTTTTAATGTTTCGTATGCCTGTATAAACCAAAGACATTCAACGTCTACTACCGGTTTAAAATCCAAAGGAGTTCTAAACCCACGGGATTGTCTGGCTTTATAATACTTTGAACTCTTTGCGTATTTTGTATGCCATTCAATCGCCGCTACTACTTTCCCGCTGTTTCTTCCTTGTGTTTCTTAACGAACAATTCAGCTTCACGAGATACATCTACAACAAATTTCCTACAGTCGGGGTCATTTATAAGTAAGTTTTTCGCATTCTCTACCGAATAAGCTATTTCATCGCCGTTAGGTAATTTAAACGTTTCCCAACCTACTAAAACAGTTCCTGCTAACGCTTCTGCTGTTAGTGCCACATCCTGTTCTACTGTAAACTCACCTGCATCAATTAAACGTTGAACAGGTTTAGTTAAACTTCTTAGCTTAGAAAGATACTCGTTAGTGTTACTTCTCGCTATTTCTAGCATCACACCCCTAAACGATTGCTTAACCATGGGATTCGCATCGGTTATAAAAATTTTCATGTTTGCTCTCTTTTTAAATATTGCTCTGTTTTAGTGTAGTGTTGTGCCGATAAACACGTGGCAAAACAAGAGCGCAAAATCCACAACCAGCACAACCTCTTATAGCGTGCCTAATAAATAGA